GTACAACGGCTTGCCATATTATCATCATTACAGCTACACATAGCAGTATAAGTTTCACCGGTAGTCGTATCATATTGCTCTTTGGTGATAAAATCATAAACACCTAAACCATTACCTTGACAGTCTAATACCAAGTCTGTACATTTATACTTATAGAAATATCTCATAATAATAATGCCAAGCTCGTCTGTTTTAAGACCTTCAAATGTTTCTATATAAACAATATTGCTAGTATAAGAATTGTTATTTGTAGGTATCGCTACGTTAATCACGATGGCAGTAGCATCGTTTGCATGTTTTTTAGTTGCCATAAGAGCAACGTCCACCGACATAATTCGTTTTTCTCCATATGCCAACTCAGGGATATTAACCCCTCGTTTATCATACATATCAAGAGAGTAGTAAGCATTTTTAATTTTTCTATGTTTTGAAATATCATCATATCTAAAGAAAGCACCATCAGAATCTCCATACCAAAGTGCTCCCATTTCCATAGAGAATGCAATTTCATCGAAATCGTCTTCTGACATTTCATCCTCTACTTGTTCTTTTTGTAATAAACCTTCTTTGATTGCAAGCTGATACGGTAATCCGCAGCAAAAATACTTACGTTTATCATCAAGCATATTTGCAAAATAAGCTTTTGTTTTATCATATGCCCAATGACTCTGATAAAAGGCAGAAGACATATATACTTCTGAGTTTCGCTCTTGTAAATGAGCATATTCTGGCTTAGATAAATATCCTGGCATTCTTGTTGTTGTCAAAAACTTACGTAATACGGTATTGATAACATTTAAATCTACCATTCTAAACTCGTCCACAACTATAATATTTGCACGATTATGACGGGCATTATCATTACTTGTTACAATATTTATCCAAGAACCATTATGAAAATCCACTCTGGCATTATTAACACTAGAAGATATGAAGCTAATTTCGTTTCTTAAATTTTGCGACCCCCATGAATAATTCTTTAAGAAATCTGTTTCTATTTTAGTAATAACTTCTACTGCCTGCGATTTTACACCGGAAGCTACACAAATCTTTGTACCCGGATATAAAATGCATCTGACTACACAATAAAGGCTAGTTAACCAAGTTTTTCCAGATCCGCGGCTGGCTATGTAAAGAAAATTCGTACTTACCATCATCATATAGATAAGTATCTTTTGAAACAGTTTTAAATTCATGTTCAAAAATTCTTTTACGAATCTTTGTGGATTTTTTCTATAGAATGCTGCCCAATACCCGATACCATCCATTAAGCGTTCCGATTTTTCTTTTTGGACTTCGGAGATAGTTTTTTTATTATTCACCATAATACCACCTACTCTTCATCTTCCAAACTTCCAAACACTCTATTAAAGATATCTTCACTATCTTCCTCATCGTCATACTGAGGTTTGGTAACAGTAAATTTTTTCATGAATCTTTCATAAATATGAGTAAAATTATTTTTTAAGCCAAGCATCTTCGAGGCGTGACCTTTAAAGAAAACGTCAATATACAACCCTATCTTATCAACATCTTCTAACTCCGGATCTATTTCTGGCAGAGGACGAGTTTCTTCATATTTCTGAATTAATGTTCCAAAAGTTTGTGCGTCAGAAATATTATCAGAACCAGCCTGTCTTGGAGTAATATTTGCTGTTGCAAGTAACTCTTGATAGGTCTTATCCAAATCTTTGGTCGGAAGTCCACTTTTAGTAGCCTTATTAATTTCCCACTTTTTAAAACTCAGTCGCTCAAAAATAGATTCTTGCGCCTTTGTATTACATTCATATCTAGTAATCCAGTCTTGATATTCATTCTCTAAAAACATCAAGTCTTCAGGAGGATAATTGCCAAAACGCTTTTTCCCATTTTTAATTGTTTTTGCATTTATCTTTGTTTCTTCGTTCTCGGTAATATCATCAAATCCGAAGTCACTATCTTTCCAACGGAGTCCTCGCCAGTTCGGGAGAGACTGAACCATGGTAATGTATTGTTGCCAAGCGGTTCCTCGGTTTTTTTCATTTACCTCTGCCTGCACAGATGAGAGAGCTGAATTATACGCAGACTCGATAAATGGTAAATCTAAAAACCTCAAAGTCTCTTTTGTCTTTTCTTTATTGTCTGTATATGTATTTGTTTTCTTTTCATAATCCGTGGCCATTAACATCAGACATTTTTTACACACCGGGAATTTACCAGATGCATAATCATTACTTGAATAAAAAGTATCTTTACTTAAAAAGGAATTACATTTACCACAGTAAATGTAATCCCCATCCAATAATCTTAAATAATCTTTAGAAAGCTCAGAATAGGCTTTCTTAACTCCTGACAAAGTAAGCTTTTTGACCTCTTCATCATTTTTGGGCGGTTTCAAATACGCCATATTCCTCACACTCCTTCATCCTTTTAATCCACAATAGAAGAGCTTGATTTAAAACTCTTCATCATAATATATTTATGTATTTAAAAATAAGACTTTTCACAGATTTTCTTTTACCCTCACAACATAAACAAATATCATATGCACGACAATCGGATAAAATTGATTCAGTATAAATATTCTCCGATGTACGTAAATACACTCCGTTCAAATCAAAAACGTTAATCGGCTCACAATAAATTTTTGCTTTATTTTTATATTTTTCTACCAATTCACTAAGTTGATTTATATCTTTCTCGAATAACCAAATACTGTTTTCATAAAACCCTTTTTGGAAATTACAACACTTATATACACAATCGTTTATATATTTGGAATTACACAATTCATCATAATCCCATATTTTGATCAACGATCCTTTAAAATTATATTGATAGTATTTGATATATCTGTAATACATATCTGTTTGTGCTATATAATCCCAAATATTAATGTTCTCATTATAATCTTCTTGATAAAACCACAAACTATCATGTGCAAAGTGATTATCTCTATTTAATGCTGACAATATATTTGCTGCTTGTAAATTTAGATGTCTGCCTGCTTTATTTTTTGAATCCCAATAATTTACCGTATTATTTATCAAATCAATTTGTACAATTGGCTTCTTATAATCATTGTGTGCATCAGATAACATTTCTCTATAACCAGGATTGTTTGCATGTTCCTTTTGAATAATACTCATTTTTTCTATATCTTCTTGAGTATGCTTGTATCCTAGCCCGCCAGTACCACCTTCGTTCATGTTATAGCCATTTTTAAAAGAATCGTAATATTTAATCCAATATATTTCTCGTTGATACGCAGCTTCATTCGAATCACAAATTTCAATAATTTGAAATGAAAAATTATTTTCTTTATATTTATTCCATGCTCTTTGTAAATGTTTATTGTTATGTATATTTTTATTTAATTCTTTTCTATGTTCGTCCCATCTAACATAAATATTTTCCGATTTCCCAATATACTTTTTCCCGTTAATCTTATTTGTAATAGCATAAACCCCACAAATAATATTATATTTTTTTGGACTAAATCTTTTACCCATAATTATTTCCTCCTTTGTGCAATAAAATAGAGCGCAGCATTTCGCCACGCCCTTCTAATATTCTGTGCCGTTTGGAGCATACCCAAACATTCGTCTACACATAGAAGGTGGAGATAGGACAGTATAAACCGTCCTACTTTAACTCCTTATCAGATTTTCCATCTGACCAAAATTGGAATGGCCGGGTTCGAACCGACGACATCGTGATCCCAAATCACGCATTCTGCCAAACTGAATTACATCCCAATATAATAGGAGAGTGGGCAACCACTCTCCTTAATAACTAATATTTAATCTTAAAATTCTCCAACATATCCTTAAGCATCTTCTCATCACTTGAATAAAACTGATATGTACTGTGGTAAGTCATTCCGTCTTCCTTGGTTTCCCAAGACTTTTCAAAACCTCTTAACTTACCATTATCATCAGTGGCAACACGAGTAATAACTTCATGTGTATCTGGCTCACTTAAATGACAATTTTCACAATCACCATCACATTCTGGCTCATCAACCTCATAGCCAATTTCGAAAACAGTATCATAATCAATACGTTCTAAAATCTTAGAATTACAATCATCTGCAATTAGTAAAACATCTGTCTCATGAATTAAATACGCATTATTATAATAAGCCTTTTCAACAGCAAGGCTCATATCTTCTGCACCAAGAGTCACATAATATTCCTTGTCATAATCACAATATGGATTTACTTCAATGATTTCGAAATTAATCTCCTCAAATACTGCCAAATCCTTGATTAAAGCTACGACATCTTCGTATTTACCCACAAATGTTGAATGTAACCCATCGTCTATTGCCAAATCATACATCATATCTGCTACATCAAAAATATCTTCAATAACAATTCTTTCCATCCTTTTACTCCTTGTATTACTACATTAAATTGGCATCAATGTCATAAGTAGTCTCAGAAACAATAATAAAATCCTTTTTTCTATAATCACCCTTGAGCATAGTCTCAATCTGTGCATCTAATGCTTGAAGATTATCTACCTCAAAAGGAATTATCTCGCCATTAGTATTAGTTACAGTCAAATACTTGTAGAGCGTATCCTGAATAGTTTTGCCCTCTTTTACAACCAACATAATTCTATACATATTTTACCCTCCTTAAGAAAATAGGAGGGCATGATACCCTCCAAGAAATTTAGTTAAACTTAACATCATACAAACAATCTAAACCATTTGTAGTAATAACAGAAATAGTTTGTTCCGGTTTGTTTCGTACTCTCAAATCTAATGCATAATTATCAGTCCCTGACAGACATCCACTCTCAATAACCTTTGTGTCATATACCGTTGTTAAACCATTAGTATGTCTATGGCCAAGATATACGATGGCTGGTTTTACACCAAATAAAAGTGTAAATTTTTGAACCACATTAGATGGCGAATCCTTATCCCCATGAGAACTCATAATTAAGTTATCTCGAACTTTAAAGATAGCAATAGACTCCTCAATGTCATTTTCATTAAATACGATATTTCTAAAATTCTGCAATTTTGCCTTTAAATATGGTAATGCAAGATGATCAATATTTTCTCCCTTTAACGAATCTTCCTTCTTAGCACTAATTCTCGAATGATTACCTGGGCAAATATATACATTTACTTCGTTAAAATGATAACTCATTTCAGATAAGAACTGAGAAAGATAATCTGTAACAGTCAAAAACTGCTCAATGAGATTCTGATTGTTTTCAATTCTAAGAGTGTTATGTATAATTCCTGACACGAGTTCAGATAAGATTACATGTGCGTTTTCAGAACCATGTCTAAGCTGAACTTCAAAAATCTTATCTAAATACTGATTAAATCTGTCTCTTAAAATATCAGTATTATACTTATTAAAATGACTGTTAATCTCAATGCCCGCATGAATATCAGTACAAGAGATAATCAAGTCATTATCAGTCTTTAAAATACCAGTAAAACGTTTATTTTCATCATAATCTAACGGTTTATTCTGATATTCTTCAATACTGCGAAGCACCTGGTCTTTATAACTTTCTTTTCGAGCTTCTTCACGAATGACTCTAAGCAATTCGTTGCGTTCGTCACGAAGCTTTACCTTTTCTTTTTCCAGTTCCTGACGCTGTGCTACCAATTCTTGTAACTGGGAATCATTACTTACAAATTTGGACTGGTTTGCAGCAAGCATCTTATCAAACGCTTGTCTCTGCTTACGGAATTTTGATTCTGTATATTCTGTACCCAACAATTCATTTAATATGTCAGCCACATCTTGCCAAGATCCAATTTGTTCCTTTTCACCTGTAATCCGGTAGATAAGCTCTTCGTCGGATTCATTTTCAAATCTTTTATAATTCAAATTCCTTTTCCTCCAATAAAATAGGAGAGTGCAAAATTTGCACCCTCCTTAAATATTTGCACTTTATTCTTCGTCTAACTCAAGTTCCTCATCTGTCTGTGTCTTAATGGTTAAAGACACGCCCTGAGATGCAAACTTATCTAATAATGTCTGAACCGCAACAGTAACCTCTTCTTTGTCCTCGTTCAAATAAGTAATCTCTGTTGCTTCGGCATTCATAATACCTTTTACTGTCAGTGCCTCACTTGTTGTTCTCTTATAACTTAACTGCTTTGCCATAATTCTTTATACTCCTTTTAATCCTTATATTTACCCTTGACATAGCAGGGTGGTTGTGATAATATGTTATTTGTAAAAATATACGCTATTTCGCGTTTAAAAATTAAATAATAGAATCAAAACTATCAACGATAGTAGCCACTTTAAACTTTTCAAGTTCGTCTACAGTAAGATACCAGTCCTTTAACTTGTTTTTATTGAAAGTTTTTTCGTCCATTTCTGTTCTTGACAGAATATATTCTTTCATAGATGCAATCTGCTTTTTATAATTTTTCTGTGCTTCTTCAATCTGTTCTGCGGTTCCAGAAAAAGCAGCAGAACCCTCGTGAACCATCATATTTGCATGGCAAAACGCATACCGACGATGTCCTGCTAAAAACAACATAAATCCGGCAGACATACATACACCCATAGAAATAGTAATGATTGGAATACGACTTGCTGCAATAATATCTAATAAGCTATTACACTGATCAAGGTCTCCTCCGTAGGAATAAATCCATAAATAAATTGGTTTTAATTCTTCCTTTGGGATATCCTTTTCCTCAATATTCATCTGAATAATAATCTTACCAAGTTCTACAAGACGATAATCTTCATCAATCTCATAATCAATATAAAAGGTTCGATTTTCTCTAGCCTTCCAATATGTATATTCTTCCGGTGATAAAAACTTATCACTCTGGGCGTTACCTAATATAGCTGGTAATTCAAATTCTAATAATTCCATATATTAGTTCTCCTTTTAATCCTTATATTTTAAATTCTTGCCACCGTATCTCTATTGGTAGCTACGATTTTTGTTGTTTTTAAAATCTTGCTAATTCGCTTTTCCAATTCTTCCTTGAACTTTAACTTGCCCTTATCACCATGAACCAACCAGATAACCTCACAACCATTGTTCGCAAGATTGGTATAATAATTCATAAGCTGCTCATACTGCATGTGACTTGAGAACGAATCCAAACACTTGATATCACAACGATTTGGATATGCTTTCTGGTCAATTGTAATTGTTCTTTGGCTTGGATTATTCTTTATCTTCCAGCCAATTCCACCCTCAGCCATATAACCACATGTTAAAATTGCACAATTACTTCTAGGTAAAATCTTCTTTAAATAAAGAATACTGCGTCCTTGTGTGAGCATTCCGGAAGATGAACATACAATCTTCGGAGAATCATCTGCTACACATGCCATACTTTCTTCAACAGTGCGAATAACTTTAATATTCTTCCATGTCATCATTTCATCAAATGTATCAAGCCATTCGCCCTGAAGATTATTTCTAAAACAATCAAGCAAAGTAACTGCAAGAGGAGAGTCTACTACAATTGGAATATTAAACTTTTCATCATCTTTAAAGAGCTTCCAAAGCATATAAAGCATTGTTTCAGTCCTCTGTAAAGCAAAAGTAGGGATAAGCACAATCCCCTTTTTATCAATACAAGTCTGCTCAATAACGTTCTTCATCATCTCTAAATCTTTTTCACGCTGTCCTTTTTTTACAGAACGTTTAGGATCATTATATGTAGTTTCTCCAATATACATTGCACATTTTGTAATTGGTTCTAATGGTTCTACAAAAGGCTGTTCGAAAATCACATTTCCGAGATCACCTGAATAACCAAGCTTTTTTATCACTCCAGAAGGCATTTTTACAAATAATTCAATCTGACAAGATCCAAAAATGTGACCTGCATTCACAAGTCTAAACCACACATTTTCAGAAATATAATGGTCTTCGTTTTTTGTACACCCTCTAAATAATGAAAGAGTAGCAGCTACATCATCCAAGTCGTATACAGGAGAGTGTTCTTTTTTTAACTTTCTATTAAAAGATTGGACATCTCTCTCCATGATTCTGGCCGAATCCTCCAGCATTGGTTTCATGAAATCAACATTTTCAGCCGCAATAAAAATATCACAGCTCAACCCATCTCGAACCGCCTTTGGTAATAAGGCAAAATGATCTGCATTTGAATGTGAGATAATTACTGCATTTATTTCAGAAGGTTTAAAATCAAATTTTCTTTTATTAATTTTCCAATCTTCATACGGCTTCGAAGACTGGTATAATCCTAAATCTAAAATAATTTTTTCACCTGTAGGGCACTCCACAAGATATCCAGATCCAGTAACCTCAGAAGACGACATACCTACACATCGTACCGTTATTTTATCCTTCTTCTTACTCAAATTCTTCAGTCCTTCCTATTTAGTCTACTTGTTATTCTGAACCTTTCTTAAAGAATTCAGATTATACTTACTCTCCGCAAGATAGTACTTAGAATGCTTACCATGACGAGATTTTGAACGTGAAATCCCTTCATAACAACTAAATGGAATACCAAACTCCTTGTTTAAACGATGTGCTACATCCTTACTAATGTTAATCAATTTCCTTTTCCTCGATTTTCATAATATTTACGCATAAAAATAGAGCAGTAGTATCTGCTCTTAAACTCTGCGTATATAAGTTTTTAATAACGCACAAGACGGGTGCTGACCCCGCTATCTTCACCGTGACAGGGTGACGACTCTGCTGTTTGTCCTCATGTGCAAAATAGTATTTCGGTCTCGTTTGCTGGTATACTATAACCAATGGAATTCTGCTATCCACAGAGCCACGCTATCCATCTTGATAGCTAATTCACTAACGAGCAAATGCTATGTCCGTTTCTTTGTCATAGACGTGATTTGAGTATTCTAACCCCTCAATAGGTAAGTGGACTCCGTAGGGAATGATCCTACCTAGTTGTCATGCCACAACTACCATCCATATGAAAGCCCATATATAAGACAAGGACTCCTCCTTGCCTTAAAGCAGTGCTCCGTAGAGACCTCGTGTGCACCCGATAGGTTTCTCACTGAATACCCAGTATGGTAATTACTCCACCCAAGTAAACGTCAGCTTAACCAACTGCCAAACCTCAATTTTATTCGCTTTTGTATTTTTTATACATCTCCATAAACTGATCATGAAATGTCTTATACATAGCTCTTTCTGCTTGCAAAACAATATAATCTAATTCATAGTCATCATGAACAATTTCATGACTCTTATATTCTTTTAATATTTCATAAATAGAAGAGTAATGTTCATCATCCATTTCTTTCGTTTTATTATTAACATATCTATGTGTTGTAGATAATGAAACACCAGATAATTTTGATAACTCATGAAATGTTAATCCACTATTATTAAATAATTTTTTTAAATCGTCCACGTAACCCACCCTATATATAAATTTTTATTAGAATAACATATTTATATATATATGAGCAGTAGGAGACTACTGGTAAAAACGTATGCCGGTAATGAACCGGCAGAAACACCATTATGTGTTTATACGCTGTTATATTTAATTATTCTTCGCCGTTAACTACACGCTTTGCAACCGCACCAAACTTAGCCTTTGGAGCTACCTTCTCAGCTACCTGCACATCCTGGCCAGTTAATGGATTTCTCTTTACACAAGCAGGCTTTCTGATACCACTAAGCTTAAGACCATCGAAAACAGCTACTTCTTCTTCCTTTGCCATTGCGCCATAAGCTACTGTCTGAGCAGCGTCTAAAACTGCCTTTACATCCTTCTGTGTGAAACCTGTTGCTGTAGCTACTGCCTTTACAAATTCTGTTCTGTTCATAATTTCTTTTTCTCCTTTTAATTCCTTTATTTTTTTTATTTCAACCCTACAATTAGGGTTTGGTGCATATATTATATTTAATTATGCGTAGTTTGCTAAAAAAATATTAATCAAAAATATTTTCTGCAATCTCTGTGCCAAGTGCATCCAATAAGTCGTAGGATACTTCATAAGCAGTAATAGTAACGCCATCTTTACCGGTTCTTTCTACCTTAATCCCTTTGCAACTTGGATTTTTACATGCCATTACACCGGCTCCTACATAACTCATAGGCTGGCCGCATGCCTCGCATTTATGACGATTACAAAAAGCTTCACGTTGTGCCTGAAGTTTATTTTCATCTTTGGTACGACGCTTGCCAAGTTCCTTGCAACCCCAGCTTTTACGCAGATCTTCTAAAGAATTATACTGTTCTTTTACGTCTTTTGCTTTTCTATATTCCTTCATATCCTTGTTCTCCTTAATATGATTATTTAATTTAATCTAGTATGTCCTAAAAATAAAATGGGGCAAGACATTAATCATGTTCTCCCTATAATAACTTTACATTTTGGTGCTTCCCCTTATTGTTTTTTTGAAGATTTTTAAGGGGATTTCTCAATCTTTAAAAATGCCTAGAAAATAAGGGATTTTAAAAGATAAATAAAAATACACCGTGGACATTTCTTATTTTTTTCTTCTAAAACGTTCACTTAATGTTTTTTGTTTTCTATGAATTTCTGACGCGCAGATGTTACAATAATTAGATGTTTTTCTAGCTTTTTCGTTGTAAGTAAATCTTTCGCCACACACTCTACATCTTTTTGTACCAGTAAGTCGTTTTTCAAGATTCTTGTAAATCACATCTCCGTATAATTTCCAAAGAGTATCCTTATTAGCATCGCCCTGTAAAAGTTTAATAAGCACATCGCAAATATATTCCTTGGAATATCCTAGCATCTTTGAAAACTGCTCACGCTGCACTAACGCATCCTTCTCAAGAAACATTAAAACTTTTTGCTTATCTCTAACATCACAAGTATCAAAATCCATACGTTTTAACTGGCGCAACTTACATGTTTCTAATTCTCTATACAAATTAAGAATCTTTTCTTCGTCCTCTTTTGTATAAGATACTTCCGGATCTGTCATCAACATTTTATAATTATACTTTGACTTTCCAAGAACCTTATCATCGTTAAACACAATTTTATTACTCTTTACGAGTTTTTCTATGCGGTTAATATTATTATTTGTAGGTTTCTCCACCTGATGATGTTTCTTATCTTTAGCATATAAGAAAAAGTGCGGCACTTTTCGGTTACTGTATTGTTTGTAAATATCTCTAATATCCTTTGGGATTGTAGGTTTATACAACGTTTTTGCATAGTCAATAACATAATTCACATCACAACATCTTAGAGCTACAATTTCAATTGCCTGCTCAATTTCTTCTCTAGTACTATCAGGCGAAAGAGTGTCAAAAATCTTTGTAATTTCATTACTAGGAGTTCCAATGTTACCATGATGGTATGCCATTACAATACCATCAAACAAGGTATCATTATTTAACTGTTCCGGATTTGCTTTTGGCATATCATAATAATTCGGAATCATACCATATTTCTTTTGGAAACTCTTCGCACAGTCAATAATTACTTTATTGTCATGGACAAGACTAATATCTCCATCATTATCATACATAAGCAGCTTGCTCATAATATCATTAACACCAACATATAATGCCTTAGTTCTATACCATAAATTAATATCAGTATTACTTACATTTCTACGTATACAATGTGCATGGTCTAAATGAGGAGAACGTAAGCAGTCCAATTCAACCCCGTCTCCAAATAAACTACAATGTACTTGGCCTTTCTTAATTAAGCCAAGTTTATTTAAATCCCTTTCGCCGGTAAACCACCATTGTAAACATGCCAATGGTTCCGGGACGATAAATGTATACTGGCCGTTAATGTTAAATTTGCCACTATATAGCTTTTTTAACATACTACTCTTGGTGTTTTTTAGAAGTGTCTTTACATAATAATCCTTAAACATTTCAGGATAGAGCAATAGTGATTTCTGAAAATAATTTAACTTATCATTTCGCTCCGGATCTGCTCCTAAAATATTCAACATACTCTGAAGATCTCGACCAATGTTATTTAAATTGGTTATATCATATTCAGCAAGTTGAAAAATATGTTTATTAGTCATTTCAGTTGTAAGTGTCTGAAGAACCTGGTAGTTTGTTTTTGCATTCAATTTTAAATTCTTCTTTTCAATATTGCAACGATTTGCGGTACAACCATACTTTTTAAAGTGTTCTTTGTAAACTTCCCAACCAGTCTTAATCAGGCTTCCATCTTCATCATATTCATTCTGATAGTATTTATACATCTTAAACTGGCTTGCAGTAAAAAGATAATCCACGTCATCAATATTGTATTCTTTACCATAAATATCAGTGACATTATAAATTGTAATATTATTTTCCCTACACCATGTTTTAAAACGATTCTTCGAAATATGGGATAATAATCCTTTCATAAATGGCATTCTTACCATTGCATTTGGCTCTTTTTTAAACGTAACTCCAAAACCATCTGTAAAAGGAATAACAACATCCATTACCTTCGTTTCTGTTTTATGATATTTTTCTTGTACAGATTTTATCTGTTTATTTAACTCTTTTCTTCTTGCGATTAATTCTTTTTCGGCAGCTACAACTTCTTTAGGACGTTTTTGGCCAGATTGTAACTCGGATTTTTGCTTTTTTAAGACAGATAGCTGAGTAGAAATATTTTTAATCTCTTGTTTCAATGTTTCAATTTCTGTTTTATCTTCTGGTGTCTCAGTGTAAATATGTCGCACCTTTTGCTTTGGAATAATAAACTCAATATCCGGCACAACAATTGCTCTATCAATATCAAATTCTTCCCAAATAGAAGTATTAGATTGACATAAACTTGTATAAGCTAAGAACTTATTGGTATTCATACCACCAAGCTCGTTAATACGTTCTCGACTTAAGCCACAGAAAAATCTATTAAAATGCTCATTCAATTTATCTTCAGAAGTAAATGTACTTTTTTTATTTCTTGTTTGGCCAGCACCCGCAGTAAAGAATACAAATTTCTTGCCTTTATACATAAATCCATTATGCATAATAGAATCAAAAATTTCAGTATAATATGTAACCACACTAATAATATCATCTGAATGTTGCATATCCTCACAACCAAATGCTCGTGTTAAATCACTTTCAAAGATGTTAATATTTCTAAACTGATCTTCATGTCCCCACTGTCTATCCGAATATAATTGCCGGGTCGAAGAGATGTTTCTTTCTAACATGCTTTTTAGGACTTTCTCTTTCATATTATCCCATTTTTTAATTTTATCTAATTGCTTTAAAATTTCGGATCTTCGTTGAGACAACCAGTAATAACATGCTTCAGTTTCATCAAGGTATAATAATTTATTTTCAATAAATCGAAGAGTGCCGTTAAGTTTATATTGTTTATTCGACAATTCTCTACGTTCTGTATGAATCTTATACTCCTTTGGAGTTAATAATGGCTCAAAGCCAATGTTTAAAATTTCTATGATTGATTTTCCGTCTCCGTAAGCCATTAATTTATCCTCCATTATTTATTACTTTCCAATAATTGTTCCGAGATTTTATCACATAATCCTTACACTTTATCATTATTTCTAATAAGATATCTTCAAGTTTTATTTTTTCTTTTTGAATATCTATTAACTCGGCTTGCATTAAATATCTTTCTTCTCCGTGAAGATGATACCCTCTATTGTCATATATATCAACTTGTAAAACATTTGTATTTGGAAATAAATAAAAACTCCATGTACTTGTTTTTTTATTATAATGTTTTAACTTTTTATTTATTTCTTCGACCCTAATAAAATTATTAATTTTTAAATATATATGTTCATGATCTTCAAATTTAATTGTATTGTTAGAATTCCTGTTAAAACGCACAAACAAATCCCTGTCCCAATAATTAGGATAATGAACTGTAACAAAATATTTATTAAAATTCTTTTTTATAAATTCTATTTTTTTAATAAATTTAGTTCGATCAGATTTTTTTATAGATTCTTTTATATTTTTTCTATTATAATGTTTCTCAGGTGCTAATCGGTAATTTTGTTTTTTAAAATAATAAAATAGTATTTCACCGTTTTGGAATATAAAATTATTTAGATAATTATCATTCCTATATCTATTTGCAATTTTCCCAAACATATAAATTACATCTTCTTGTTCCCAATTATTTAAATAGAATTTTTTATCTATTGGATTATAATATCCATTAACATAATTTTCTAAAAATTTATGCCTACTATTTTTTTTGAAATATTTTTCATATCCGGCAATCCAAATATCCTTAATTCCTGCCACCTGATATAACTCATGTCTCTCTAAATATTCGGTAGCAATAGGAGAGCACTGGTATTCTAATACATACTGTTGTCCATTAAATTTAAACATAATATCCGGACGTTGCTTGGTTCCGGGAATCCAACCTTCAAGTTCGCAATCTGTTATACCGGGTTGCTTCTTTAACCATTCATATAAATCCTTCTTCCCGGCGAGATGTTCTTCTGTTTCCGGTTCGGAATATTTATCTTCGCACTCAATCTTATCCATATGTCTAAAATAAGGCATCTTAACTTGACCATGACAATATTCATACGGTTTTCCACAAGCCGGGCAGAGTAGTATTTTCTTCTTTGCCCATGTTTTAAGCTGGTCTCTAGTATGTTGCCCATCTATACAATTAATTCTTTGGTTATTTAACAAACAACTTAACATTCTTCGCCTTTCTCGATTTCATCTTCGTCACAATCATCCGCATATTTAAATGTATAACCAGTTGCCTGCCAGTCCTGAATGCCCAATCTATATGTACCATTCTTTTTATTAATTTTATCAATGACAGCAGAACAGATGAATACATTCTCACTATTCATAAACGTTACATATACATTGTCAATTTTTTCTTTAAATTTCTTTGATAAGACTTCTGTAACAAACATAAATGTCTCATCAATAAAATCTTCAAAAATTCGATTTTCTACAATAGCAGTAGTAGTTTCCGGGATTAATAAAAATTCCTTTGGTGTCGGAACTTCATGATTCCAAATTACACCGTGCTTACCATTGATTTCTAAAACAATAATATTTCTCATATTCATTACCCTCCGTTTTAATTTAGTCTAGTTTGCTTCTAATGTATAAACACTGTTACGTGTAGTAACTGTAATTATATTATTATTTTCTTCATATCCCATAATAGTAGAAGTACGTAACATTTTATCACTCTGATCTGTCCATATTAAACATAATGGAATCCTCTCTATGGATTTCTTACTAATAGGATAGAGTAGTACACCACTCATTGCGGGATGTGCTTCCTGTAACTCTGCCATAAATTCCTTTTTAACATTACCTGCCCGGTCTGTTACATTGACAATCTTATATCTCATAAAATATCTCCTTATGTTTTAATTATATCTAGTTCGTATCTTTAATATATCATATGTTTTTTGAAATGTCAATACTTGGTTTTAATTTTGCGTAGTTCGATTTATTCATATTCTTACTATCTCCTTATTAATGCTTCTGTTAATAGTCTTTGCCGCTGCTGATACCCTTTATTATAAAAAAATGGATTATCTTCATCAAATATTCTGATGGCTGCATTATCCGCTGTAAACCCTTTCTTATTATAATTTTTCTCAGCCTGTTCATTTAATGCATCTATTACTAACTGATTCATTTGCTTGGTCTCTTCATCTTCATTAATTGCTTCGATTATATTACCTTTGTCATATATAAATTTATAACAATGATATATATTCTCCCAATCTTTTTCTTTCTTAAATATCTTACCAAGCTCATTATAATAATCTGTACGCTTATCACTACAAAGCATCTGGTAATCTGTTTCAAAACCAAATTCCTTTAACAACTTTCGTTCAGTGCGTAATATGTACTTCTTCTCGTTGTCAGTTGCATCCCTATATACTATCCCTGATCTGAAATATGCTGAGTCTGATTCTAAGATCCCTATACGGTACACTTCTTCACATATTAATAATTTTCTACGCTTTAAACTTCCTAATCCACTTTTTAATATATCTCTGATCTTCATATTACTCCGGACAAAGAAATGATTAATATCAAACATATCCATATCTTCAGATAAAGTTAATAACTCCTGTCGCCGGTAATGTTGCTTCATAACCAAATACTTATTATTTACCATCCCAAGTAATAACCATAATCGCTGCGGTGTTATATATATAATCTCTTCTTCCTGCTGGGATAAATAGGAGAGTAGTATATTCTGTACAAAGGTAACATATTTTGCATTCGCAGCAACCCTATACTCTTCATTCATTGGCTCCGGATATATCTCTGTGATGATAATTTTCTTTCCATCCTTTTCATAATTGAAATACCGGCCGAAATCTTTTAATTGCTTAGTTTTTTGATACCCCCCGTATACCTCACATCCTAGTGTCCGACATAATTCAGGATATGTATTAAATATCTGCCCCTCTGTTAATTTACTTGTGTCTAATTCCATTTTCTATCATTCCTTTCATTAAAATAATTTCCATTTAATTCCATCTCTTGTATACGCTATTTTTACTGGGTTTTTGACTTGTCTATTTGCTCCCTATGTAATAATAATTTAATATATAATAGGGAGCATTTAGACAAGTGATTTTCCCAGTAATTATAAGGCTTTTCAGAGATTGGTCTAAAAAACTTAAAAATTAAATCTTTTTCCTTTGAGCATGCTCTGTGAACGGTTCGTAAGAACCGGAACAGGTATGCGAAAAGAACTCTGAGTCTAGTAGAACAGTAAGCGTAGCGTCTGTTCCTAGACGAAGAGTATATACCGTCGGAGACAAAGACAATTGAATCTATATCTTAATAAGATAACATTTTGTTATAATTCATATCTTTTAATTATGTCTAGTTCCCTATTGGCACAATATCATATGTTCCTGATTTTGTCAAGTATATATTTTAATTATATCTAGTTAATTGATTATTTTTATTATTATATACCATTTATATATTATATACCTGCTCCTATATTAGTTCTTTTATACCCCCTGTTACGAGACTTTATCTTCATTATTAGAATCATTCTGCCTCTTTAGTACTTAATTGGTTGTGCTGGTAGGGTAGAGATGATAATTCATTTTTGATGCTAAAAACTTATTTTTTGCTACGTATATAGAGCATTATTGTATATAGGCATTATTTATTTAATAGGTTTTGGCCTATTGATATGTATTTTACCGGTTTTCTTTTGTATCGTTGTATTTCTACTATATTTATTGAGTATTTGGTACGTAATTGAAATATTAGATGGTTGGATATCTGATGATTTAAACTATAATTTGATGAAAATTAGCTTATTTATTATGGGATCTACGATATGAGAGACGAGGAGAATAAGAAGAGAATAAATTGATATTATTGGATGGATTTTTAACGTGATGTGTGGGTGAAGTAGCTATGGTAAAACCCAGTATTTATGCGGGTTTGAATGGTTTTATATACCCCCTATTTAAAGTAAAAAGAACTACAATTCTTATAAAATTAGTTGATAAAATTATTATTCTATGGTTTAATGTACTTGTAAGGAACGAACAACAAAATAATCACTTCAAGTTATCGGTTTTATTGATAGACTTGAAACATTCTTAAAAGACTATATCAGGACTTGAAAAAGTCATAACAGTTTCACAAAGTCTTTAAGAATGTAACGCTTGAAAAAGCTAGTTATTTTGGAAGTCGTACACATTGACAACTAAATAAGTCGGTTGATGCAAACTATACAAAATATAAGCAGATAATGACTTGAAAACTTGAAATGGTAATGTATAAAAATACACGAAAAATCATGATAATAAAAGAGTCACTTATATTGGGAAATACTTCTGTATAAGTACGTGAAAGTCGTACAATTAGCGAATAAAGCGAATGACAGATAGGTAATCATAGCATTTGAACCGTATTCTTTTAAGATAAAGTTGTAATGCTACCACTAGGCAATACAGAATAAGTCCTAGTTGACGGTTACAAGTCCGAATAAAGCAGAGTACAACTATATCATATTATTTTATAGCCCAAAGTGGCGGAAAGAAGAGGAAAAAATCATGACAACAACTAACACAACAACAAACGCAACTATTAACACATTCAACACAAAGGTTACTGGAAACAAAATTGCAGATGCTATCATTGTAAACCGCGGTTTTAGTGGTGCAAAACTTAACGCTAAAGAATTCGACGCTGAAATGGTAAAAGATTTACATAAGCATTATGACGCTATCCATAGCGCATGTTATGCGGTAGCAAGTGCAAGATATAACAATGTTGAAACTATTGACGAAAGCCCTATCTATAGCGCATTATCTGCTTTATATGCTTACATTGGAGAAGTAAAAGGTGCAAAGTTACGGAACGATGAAAACGTGGTAAATACTTTGGTAGTATATGCCAGCCGTCACGCCGTGAAGAAGTCTGCCGATTTACAGTATGTTTATAGTCAGAAGGCTAATTCTGCAAAGTACTTGCGCGAATTAGAGAATACAAACGGGGCATGCGCTGAAACTATCGAAAAAGTCAAAGCAGATATTGAAGGTTTTGACGCGCAAATTGAAGAATTAAAAGCTATTTCCGGAAATCAGTATAAAGAGTTTGCAAAGTCTAACGCAAGTGCTTTTTATAAGGGATTAGAGGATTATCTTGCAGATATGATAGAAGTTCGTGCATGTATGACAGAAGAAGAAGTACAGGCAGAATTAGAAGCAAAGCGTCAGGCAAGACGTGAAAAGACTGCACAGAAGAAAAAAGAGAAGAAGTCCACAAAGTAATACTGCAAACTGCATATAATTAAAACATGTATAGTTTGAAAGGGTAGGCTAAAAGTCTGCCCTTTTTATAGTGTATATGTTTTACACTAAAAAAATCTACGCAATAACTAGGAGGAAATTTATCATGCGAATCAATAACAGATATAGTGGGACTTATTACGGCAGACCATTATTAGAGGATAGTTCTGTCTATACATCTTTTAAGGAATTAGCAAGGGACTACGTACAAGCAATAGAGGACTATCATGCCCATGAATTGCATACTTTCCCAACGGTAGAATTAGATAGAAAAGAGTACTGGGCTACGGGTGTATATTGTGATACCGCAGAAGAAGCAGATGCAATTATAGAGGAAATAATGAACACAGAAAAAGTGGAATTATTTTGGAAAAATGGAACAGATATCTATTTTTTAGTAGATACAGAAGAATTAGAAAACGCAATTCTTGCAAGAATTTTAGGAGAGGAGGAATAAGTATGTCTGATAGGGAAATTAGCATCATCATGGGCAGAGTGCGCAATTTAGAGGAATGTTCTGCATATGAAAAAGAAGACGCAGATACTATGGAATTAGTAGGCGATGCCTACGCAGATTATAAGAATGTATTATGCTATAACTAGGGAAAGAGGTGGATTTTATGCGTACAGAATTAAAGCCAGGGGATATTATAACATGTCAAAGGATACGTGCGATAATTAAAGAAATCACATTTCAGGAATACTGGGAAGATGATGGGTACTATGTAGAATTTAGGGATACAAATGGAGTATACCGGAATTGGAAACAGTGGGTAGATGGTGGAACAGTAACATTAGTTGAAAATAACTAGGGAAGGAGGTTGATAAGTATGACATTTGTACGTGAATATGAATACAGGTGGTCTGCATTTGGACGTATGCGACAGGAAAAGGCAAAAGAGAAAGCAGAGGAAGAGAAAAAGAAGAAAGCGAAACGGAAGTAAAAAAAACACACCTAGAAGCTGCTGCTGGGTGTGTTTTTATATAAGCGAAAGGAAGTGAAACTTATGAAACCGCAACCATATTATAAATATGGCTATTGGTATGTACCAAAATGCGACATTCGATTTGAGAGTGACGATGAAGCATGGGCATACATTGAATCGCACGACCTTTAAACCTAACTGAGTTGTGCTTTTATCTGTATTATATAACAGAACTCATACAAACGCAAGTCCGTATTGCACAAGTACGGACTTATTTTAATGGAAAGGCGGGAAGCGAAATGGATTTAAACATTATGTATGTAACAGAAGAAGAGAAGCAACGTGTATTAAAGGCACGTATGGAAGCAGAACGAAAAGCGAAACGGAAGGCAAATCAAAAGAGATTAAGTGTATATGAGAGGACACATAAAATTTCCGGCACATGTATGTTAATTTTAGCAATACTTGCGTTAGTAGTATTTGGAATAGAAGGCATTGGATATAGTATTTTATGTGGATTATTTAGTGTTATAGGATTCGCGGCAAAAGAGGAGGATAGAGAAGCATGGCTCGAAGAGTAAGCACAAGAGGAGATAGAGTTGTAACAGGTGCAAATGGAAAGAAGTATAGATACCCAAGAAACGGAATTGGTCTTCTGCCTGCATATATAAGGAAGAAGGTAAGACTCATGAATCAGTTCGGGTATGAAATTGAAACGGATTTCTTTGAGGGATGTACAAGTGAGATACAAGTAGACCAAAGAGCACGAAACGTGCTTTTAGGATAAAAACAAAAAATGAGAGGAAAAATATTTAATTAAGAAAGGGTAAGGTAAACAAAAATGGCGAAGAGAACAAATTTAAAGGAAGTAACAGACAACAAGGTAATCAAGGTAACAGCAGAAAGGGATATGTTATGGGATATGATGTTACATAATATTCAGACTATTGGTGGGAAACAGTTTGGTTATGCAGCATTAGATTCGTTATATTTAGATCCATTCATCCAGCGTGAACAGAATATGAATAAGGTAAACTGGCTTGTTAAGAATTGGGATAAGAACCAAATGGATGTATTAAAGGTAAATATGCATCCAGAAGAGAAACGGTGTAGTGTTCTTGATGGAGGTCATCGTTTGCTTGCTATGAAGATGCTTGGATTTACAGGTGCAGAAGTTGAATTTGTTACTGGATTACCGGAAGAACCAGAAAAACGGCTTATTGCTGAAGCTACAATTTTTGCGACACAAAGAGATGGAGTATCAAACCTTACACCACCGCATAAGCATAACGCAAATGTATTACGTGGTATTCCTGAAAATATTGCAGTAGAGAAATTAGTTAAGAAGTATAATATTGAGCTTAAACCAAATCTAGCTGCACGAGGAATTAAGAATGCAACGGGTATTTTAACTGGGTTCCAGGAGGCATTAGCAATTGCAAAGGTTTGCGGAGAAGAAGCATTGGATAATACATTATATATTATCTGCGAATCTCGTTGGAATGTAGCTGTAAATGGACTTGGTAGAGATGTGTTAAGAACCACAAATAATATTATGCGTTTACATCCGGAATATAAAAAGGAGATTACAGAATTGCTTATCAATAAGTATATGAATATTACTCCACAGCAGTTATTTGCAGAAGCTCATACAAAATACCCATTACGTAAGAATGCCGAACGTTTACTGATGTATGTAGAAGATTGGGTATGTGAAGAGTTAGGAATTACACGTACATATAACGGAGGATATTTACAGGCAGTACTTGCGAAGATTGCCTAAACTGCGTAAAATAAAATAAAATAGTTATTGACAAAGCGAAAACATTAATGCTAGAGTGTAACTAGATTAAATTAAAATGCTTACGAGCGAAAGTTCGTGAGCATACATGAGCATCTATGTAGTGAGTTGAAACTCAGACTCACACCGCCTTTCAAATATAGGTGTTCATGTATGCTTTAATAGCAGAGAAAGGATGGTGGGAAATATATGTTAGAGTATCGAGATTTTTATGACATTGCATGCTATGCAAATGAAAAGTGGAACAAACGGAATTTCACTTCCAAAGAGGTAGCCGGATATGCATATGATTATTATGCAGATATGCAATGGTCAAAAGTAAATGGAAGAGTAGCAAGTAATATTAAAACCTTATGTGAGAATCTTATGGAAGATTTTGCGTATGAGCCAGATAATGAGGATGCTAAATATTGGTGGACTCAAATCACGAAAGAGCTTGTTTTCACGGACGATCCAAAGTTAGCGAATCGAATATTCGATTGTATATCAGATGGGTATGATGATGAAGAATATAGGAAGGTAACGGTAAATAGATTACTTGGAGAACTATCTGCGAATGATAATAAGTATATTAAGTACGCATTCGTAGAATTATGTGCCAAAATTGAAGAATTTAGTTGCTAAACTAGGCATAATTAAAAGTGGAGGTAATAGAAATGAGTCATATTGTAAAGATTATATCTGAGCGTGAACGCAAACGGCATGTAGAGTATAGAAGGGAATTCCAATTAATTGGAGATTATCCAGGCAACGGATATTCTTTCCCATGTGAAGCAGACGGAACTCTTATTAAAGATGAGAGTTATGAGTGTTGGGGAAAGAATTATGAGTATTGTCTTGCACATCCTGAGAAGTATGAGGATAGAGGTGTAGAAGAACGTAGTTGGAACTATACAGAACCAGCATTGGCAAAGTGTAGTTGTGGAAGAGAGATCTATTTAGAAGGCGACCAAATGTGTGATTGTGGACAATGGTATAACGCATTTGGGCAATCATTAAGAGACCCAAAATATTGGTATGATGAAGGATATGATTATTAGTTTAGTAACTAAACTAAAGGAGGTAATAGAAATGAGATTTATTGAGAAAGCAAGTAAATCAGTACAAGATGCAGACGGATTTTATACTGATTATACCATGTATTTTGATACAGAGAATGAAGAATATGTATTTGTTTTTGGGGATAAAGATGTTTATCTACCGGAAACTGAAGATTTTGACTGGCAATGTGATAGTGAAACGGAAGCGTGGGACTGGTTTAATTTTTATGAAGGTTTTGATGAAGATGAATATTGTTCGTCATCAACCAATGGAGATTATTCACCGAGTAATCCATGGGATGCGCCCGGAATGAGTATAAGTGATTTTATATAGGAGGAAGTGAAATGATAGAAACTGGAAAGGAGTATTATTACAAAAATGCCGATTCATTGAAGCATAGTGTTCTTGTAAAGAGAACATCTGTATGGAACATATTTGAGAACGGAGATTATATAGATAGACGTGTTCCAATATATGAAAGTATGGAAGCGTTTGTCGGCGTGAGAACACTAGTAAACATGGTACATGGTTATAGATATGCGTTTAGTGACTAGATGATCAAAACATTGTTTGATTGTATAGGAGGAATAGCGATGGTAAAAGGAAGGGAGCATTTAAAGCCTGACGAGGTAGGATGTTATAACTGTACACGATGGAGAACCGGAAGTAAACGATGCGAAATGTGTATCAAGTTTTCTGAATTTAAAAACATTGACACTCTCAATGCGGAACTTAAAGCAAAAGGACTTAATTATTTATGTGTATCAAGTATTGAACAGTTGAGAAAGCAACAGAAAAAAGGATTATAAAAACCTTATTTGATTGGAGGAAAGAGAAAATGAAAACTTATAGTGTATTTCACAATTATGATGTAGATGGTGGATTCGGAGATGCAGTTAGTTGTACCGATTTGGTAGCAATCTTCGAAAGTAAAGTAGATGCGGAAGCTTATGTAGAAAAGTATAGTAATCCTCATGTTTATGATAAGCCGTATACAGAGTTATGGGCAGGAGAATTGCATATTGAGGAAAGTGAAATCATTATGCATAAAGATTTTGATATCAATAACAATTATGGTTTTGATTCTAATGGATGGTAAGACCAAACCAACATTTTATTAGGAGGAAAAAGATATGTTATATGAATTTAAAAATGAGTTAGGCGGAAACTTTTTATACTGGAGTAATAGTTGTGGAGACTTACACCACAACGGGGAGTACGACATCGATAAGGTTGAGGATTTGCCGAAGGAATTGCAACATGCATATAACGAGCTGTGGTGTGAGGGCGTTTACGGTCTTAGATGCTATCTCGTAGAGTTTAATGGCAGATACGGGATTGCTTTTGAGGCAGGATATGATAAGGGATATGCAGAAGATTTAGAAATGACGTATGAGAACCTTATTCAGATTGCCAAAGAAAAAGCCGTTGATTGCTCAAATAAGTATCCAGAGTACGATGTTATCCTTGGAGAAGAAACAGAGAAGTGGAGTGATGGCTCAACCGATTCAATAGTTATGATTGTTATGCCTTGGAATATTAACAAGGAAAAATTTGATGAAGTTGGGAAATATTTTGAAGCAATGTGTTACGAAATGAGCAAATAGAACCCGCATTTTATTAGGAGGTATAGAATTATGAAAATTGAAAAGGGACAGAAATTTATTATTACCGTTGAAGGAACTGGTTATGGAAATGACAATTCTACGTTGTTCTCAATCGAAGAGTATATAAGTGAAAAACGCTTGAATGAGTTGATTGACAGCGGAAAGTTGATTCCGGTTAAAGAAACGGAGGTATAACATATGACAAATATTACTGTATATGACATTGAAGCAAAGGAACTTGAAAAGATTGCAGACGACAATGACACAAACGTTGCAGAAGTGGTTGAAGCACTTATGCAGTATGCAGAGGAAATGAAAAAGGACAATGGATGGAAATAGAAATTATATTTGATTAAACGGAGGTAAGAGATATGAGATTATATCTAAACGCAAAAAGTAAAAACAATATAGGATATACACCCGACTGGTTAAAGGTATCTTATGTGGAAGATAGACAAAACTTTGAATTGACATTAGACATTCATGGAGACATTGACTATGATCCAAACAGTTTAGATTGTCGATGTAAGGGTGATTTAATTCCGTGGGTTTTATATAACAATACAAATGGAAGTGAAATTGACTTGTACGATTTATCCGAAGAAGAAGTTGATGAGATGTTCCCTATTAAGAGAATAGCCGAGCTGCTACAAATGGGAACAGAATTTATAGTTGGTATTTATCCGGTAAATGATAGTGAAGAGAATTTGAAATTATGCAATGAGGATACTTTTAGTGATTGTATTGGCATATGTGAACTTTACGATGGCGAAAATGATTATGAAATTCGTTTTGAATTTGAAACAGAGTATTATGAATAAAAGTTTCATTTGGTTAGGAGGAAAATGGTTATGAAGTATTACATTTACGGAATCGCAACTGATTCTGATGGATTGGATTTACACACATTCAACGGAACAGAAGAACAAATGAAAGAGAAAGTCAGAGCAATGGCTTTAGACTTTGCTAGTGATACAGATACAGACTACGAATATATTAGTTGTGGTTGGGATACTTTTGCATATCCAGTGTATCAGGCAACTGTACAGTACAATGATTATCATTTTACAGTTGGTGCAATTGAACAGAGTCATTTGAAAAAAGTTGATGTTTCGAGAAAGTCTTTATATAAATCAAAGAAACTTAAAGAAACAGATTGGTTTAGCAAACCGGACGAAGATGAAGAAGACTGGTAATAAAATTCTACTTCTATTCACTGAAAGGAGTGATTAAATGAAACTGATAGCTAAGACACGAAAGGGAACGGAATTCTTTCACTCTAAACAGAATGCATTCTTTGTTCCTGATTCAAGTGCAAATAAGATTTGTAAGATTATGAATGATGTGAAATTCAGACTCGAAAATGATGATGAAATCTGGCATGTTTATGATTATGACTTTTCACAGGATATGTATGTAACAAGTAGATTGTCCATATACAAAGGACAGGTAAAGTTAAAGCCATTATAGGAGGTCAACATGAGCGTAAACGATTTAAATCAGGATCAGCTTGATGAATTAAAAGTAAATTATGTATGTGCTTTAGCTCATAGCGAAGGAAGATATCCTTATATGAGTGAAGTTGCAGAAGCTCCGGATGAGATATCCAACGAGCTTATTAAGAAACTGTTTAAAGATATTACATTTGTACCGGATGATTTTATGTGTACAGCAGGAGGTTGTTGAGATGAGAGAATATAAATACGCAAAGGATTATCAAGGTAAAATTTATAGAATCCACGTCGAACAAGATAGTGAGCCACTTAATCCTAGAGTTGATTGGGATGGTAATATTGGTCACATGATGTGTTGGTGGAATAGATATGATCTTGGAGATAAAAATGAATTTAAGGAGCCTGAAGATTTCTTGAATCACTTGGTAAGATATCACGTTTCCGAAAAGAAAATTATTAACTTTGTGAAGTCCGGTAAGACATCTAATGGATTAGAACTGAAGTATAACCGAAGCGAAAACTTATGGGAACTTTGGGGTTATTATAGATATTGGTGGACTGGTAACGAAGTACATCATGGTGTAATTGAAAGTAACTATCCAATTGACTATCTTGTTGATGATATCATTGATGCTATGAACTTTGAGGATAAATGGAAGTTGCTTGAGAGCGAAGGGTTTTATAGTTTGCCATTATATATCTATGAACATAGTGGAATTACAATGAATATTGGTGGTTTTTCATGTCCATGGGATAGTGGTCAGGCCGGTTGGATTTATACCACAAAAGAAGAAATTTTTAAGTGTGGTGGGAAAATACAATCAAAGAAAGGTAATTGGATTAAAGTTACTGATAAGAATTGGAAAGATGCTGCTTACAAGTGGCTTAAAAGCGAAGTCAAAGAATATGACATGTATCTACAGGGAGAATGTTATGGTTATATCATTGATGAGCTTATTGACGCAGAAGATGATGAGTGGAATGAAAACACGGATTCTTGTTGGGGATTCTATTCTAGTAAATGGGGCGATGATTTGATTGAAGAAATTGCATTAGAAGCAGGTTTTGACAAGGTGTTTGATAGTTTAGAAGCCATAGCCTAACTGCACTTAATTAAAAGGAGGATATAACATGACGTTGTATGGAACGAACACAAAAAGAGAATTACATGTCAGACTTACAAAGGCAGATATAGCCGGTCTAGTATCTGCAAAGTACGGATGTAAGATTAAGCCTGAAGATGTAGGCGGAACAGATAAGAAACGGAGGGAACGCAAATGAGTAGATTAGATAGAGTAATTGAACAAGTGAAATCCATTCGTTTGGTAGATAAAAATCATAGAGCTTGGATTTTTGATGACGATGGGAATATTAGAAATGATGTTATCTGTGGGGATATTCTTCCACTTCTTGAAGAATTGAAAGAATACGAAATTAATGTATCTGACGAATGGATTGAAAAATTCAGAGAAGATTCCGAGGGAGATAATACATATAATTGGGGAGCGAATATTTGTAATGACTTGAACATGAATTACAAAAAGAATTGTGGAGTAATGTTATTCATGGTTCATCTTTTCGGTGATATTCGTGGTGGTTATTCAGATTATTTTGCAGTCAAGTTTGATCATTTTGATGATTTATTCTACTTGGAATCCATGACACAAATGAAAGACATAAATGATAGATATGTAGCAGATATAAACCTATTTAGAGAAGGGTATGATGTATATGATACAGAAAAACAAGATAGCATTGGCGAATTTTATGAGTTAGAAACAGACGACTTGTTAAAAAGAATTGAAGCAGCATAGGTAATAAATCTTAAATTTGGTTTAGTCACGAAACTAAACATAATTAAAACGAAAGGCGGAAAATAAGATGGAAATCTTAGGTAAGTATGAGGTTTGTAATCAAAGTATGAGAGTTTGGGCAATTGATGGAGATGTATATCATAGTTGGCTTGAAGACAAACAAGGCAATAGAGATAAAGATGATAACTTTTGGCATAACATTATAACTCCAGAAATGCAAAACCTTTTGATTGAGGATCACCATAATGGTGTCATTCCTAAAGAAATGTATATGGGAAGCGACTTCTCAGGAATAAAAAGATTGACATGCACACAGAGACAGAGCTTGATTATATGTCTTTCAAATTGGTATTGGCATTGTTATATGAGTTGGAATCCAATAGACAAGTGTTGGATATATGGACGTAATAAGAATTATGTTTTTGAGACAGGAAAGAAAATAGAATTTACAGAGGAATATCAAGAGTTCTTAAACAGAATGCAAGAGAGATATGAAAATAGAAAGGCGGTTAGAGTATGAGTAGATGGATGTATGACCCGGAAATAGATGAAAGAAATGGTAAGGAATTTACTTATGATTTGCCAATTCATATGAATGATGATTTACTTCTTGGATTTACCTACAAGGAAATCATTGATGAAGTGGTTGCAAACTACGGACATAACGTAACTAAGAAAGAAATTCGTCAGCAGATTAAAGAGCATTTAGAAATGGCTAAGGAAAACATGGAAGAGAACTTAATGTTGTGCATTGACAATATGTTAGCAGAGATAAAGGAGAGATAATTATGGCAGATAAGATTAGAGAGAAGATTAGCACAGATTCTTATGGTAAGGGTGCTTTAATTGGTTTTGAAAATTGTGTAACACCAGTTGATTTCTATAAGGGAAGCGACGGATATTACATCTACAAAGCAAACACGAAGCACATGATGGAAGATATGATTTGTCATTCGCAGAGTGTAGAAGGCTTGATACAGTTTATGCAGGGTGCATTATGGTTTAGATTACATGGAGGTAAATAAGATGGCAGCACAGAAAATTAAACGGAATGATTATTATAACATGATTAGAGAAACTGGAAGAATCCCAAAGGATGATGAATATGAGATTTTACCGATTGATTTCTCTGCTTATCACTTGAATGAAACCACACAGAGAATTGTAAACATTAATTTCACCGAGGAAACCACAAACAGAGAAGGCGATTATATGTTAAGTGGTCATTGGTTGGATGATTTGTGTTATGCGTTCGCTGCCAAGTGTGACTTTGTATTACATCAGATTGATGGTTATTCTTCTTATGCTTACTCTGATGAGCAGATGGCAGTATTTACATATTGTGAAGGAGATATCACATTATGTCCTTATAGTAACAGAGAAGATTATGAAGCTGAAAAGGAACGTACAATCAGATTTTATAAGGAGGAATATTAAGATGAAGGTTAAGTATATAGGTTTTGGCGGTGGATATATGGAATATCCTTGTTACGAAGATGAAAACGGAAAGATTTATTTCGATTTGAATGATGGTAGAGGTGGTTTATATCTTCATACAGGTGCTTACAGACATCCGGAAGATGGAGATATTTGTGGCGAACCGAATAGACATATTGAGGAACCGGTTGAATGTGATGAGCCGTTTGTGAGACATGTAAGAGAATTTGATTACATGATGCTTAGTAGATATCAGAGTGATTGTAAGTATTTCTTAGGATACGGAAATGGCTATGAAGGACATCTGTACTTTAAGGAAGTGAACAAACATTGTGACGAAATGAAGAAGTTATATGAATCATTTTCCAATGAGGATAAGCCTGAATGGATAACAGCAGAACAGATCGAGCAGTACAGAATAGATATGCTTGAGTTGTTAAAGAGAGAGGGTGAATAAAATGAAAGTTTGGTTCACAGAAATGGAGGAAAAATTATGATTAAGTATATGTCAATATCAGAATTAAATAACGACCAGGCAAAAGCAATTAAAGAAAATGGTTGGTGTGTATTTACAGAGTGTGATAGCGGCGGAAGCTATTTTAATAAAGGATTTACATGGGCAAACAGAATTGGATATTTGATATTTTCTGAAAATATAGATGTTGATTATATAAATTCTTATAGTGAATTACATAAAATTGCATCTTATGATAGTGATTTTGCAAAATCAGTAAGAGATATTTTAAAGCCAATTGAAGATAAATGTTATGTTTTCTTAGTAAAAGACCCGGCTTACTATCACTTCTCACAAGTATGGACTAATAAAGGTTTAGAACATGCGAAAGAAACTGCAAAATTACGATTTGAATTTAAGCATGCATATTATGAATCTGAAGATTATGACAAAATGCACAAGTTAATTGACAGTCATAATAATAAAGTAAAAAGAGATACTGAAAAGGCAATAAAGTTATTGAAAGAAAACGGATTTAGAGTGGCTTCAAAAAACTTTGCTGCGTTGCAATAAGGAGGATTAACTATGGAAAACAGATTACAGATTATTAAGGATTTAGAAGCATTGTTAAGAACAACAAGAGCTTGTGAGGGTATCAATATTAAGTATGGTTGGGCAGAACGGACTTATACAGAACCGGATGAATATGGAAAAAGACAAATAATTAGCATTACATTCCATGAATCTGACAGAGAGCTAAATAAGCGTGATGATCCTCGTGAAGAAGTTCAGTTAAGCTGGGGTAAGCAAAGTGATATCTTCGCTACATACCAGAGTGTTGAAGGTGATAGTGGTGTATCTATTATCAATGACATTATGAAAGCAGTTTACAAGATGATTTAAGGAGGAACCATGAAAACAGCTTATAAACTATTCAAAATTAAAAGCGGAAAGCTTTATCCATTGTACATACTTGCAGATAAGGAAATTCCAATGGGCGAATGGATCGAAGCTGAGACTGGTGAGTTGTTAGATAATGGAAAGGTTAAATCAAAACTTGGCCAGTTATGCTTCAGGCCAGGGTTTCACTTGGCAGATATTCCTTATGCTGCTCACATTGGACAGAAGGATGGAGAGGGCAACTTACTGATGAAACCAGACACTGTATGGTGTGAGGTTGAATATAGTGATGAGGTTGATTATCAACCTGTCGCTAATAAGAATGGAACTAATAAGGATGGCAAGGTAATTCCGGTAAAGAGTTACTTAAAAGAAATTCCAGTGAATGGTTATTACAGATATAAAACCAGTCCACTTATGTATGAAGACTGGATAATAGCCGGAGCCATTAAGGTACTAAAAATTCTCACAAATGAAGAGATAGATAGGATTTGTTGGGAACATGGAATTGAGCCACAGAAAAGAGTGAGCTAAGAGGAGGAAAAAGATATGAAATTAGCAGGAGACAACGTAAGAGATATTATTCGGAAGTACTTTGATGAACATGTAGCAATGACAGTGGTTACATACATCATGGATAAGGGTTGGGAAAATGTAAAAGAGATTACTGAAGAGGAGATTAAGGAAGTTACTGGTAGTGCATTCATGTCTGATGCATTTGTTCAGGCATTGATAAGAACAGCAGTTAAGATTTGTAATGAAACAAATCAGATTGATGATTTCTTACCATACATTATCAATTACTTACATGTTCCAAATGCGTCAACACAGAGTATTGAAATTTATAAGAGTGATGTTACTGGTTACAATTGGAATCGGCTTATGGATAAATTTAATCTTGATTATGAAGAGAATTATGAGCAGATTGAGATGATTGAACTGAATGCAAATTTACTTGGATACTGGCCAAATGAGGATGAATAGAATAATGATTCTATAAGGAGGCGTTGATATGGAAGAATTGGTAAACAGATTATCTGAGGAACAGAAAAGAGAATTAGTTAACGCATTAACTAAAGCAGATGATGTTTTAGAAAGCGTTTGTGATGAAGATAGTGAATATCATGAAACAGATTTTTACCATGGTCTGTATGATTTAATGTACAGATTAGGGATTTGGTGTTAACCAAAGCAAGATTTGATTAGATGAAAGGAGAATGAATTATGTCACATTTTATTACTTTAGTATTTACAAAAGAAGAAGGAAGAACAGTTGAGGAATTACTCGCACCTTATGATGAGAATATTGTAGTTGCACCATATATTAAGTACACGAGAGAACAGGCAATTGCAAAAACCAGAAAGGAAATCGAAGAATACAAGAATGGAACTTATGCAAGGTATTTAGAGAACCCGGAAAAGTATGCAGAAGATTGTTCTAATGAAAAACATTTGCACTATCTTCGTGAAGAATTCCCAAAGAAGATGAATTGGACAGATGATGAGTGTTATGAAGATGTAGCTAGTTGGTATGAAGACGATGATAAGGATGAAGAAGGTAATCTTTATTCTACATATAACCCAAATTCAAAATGGGATTGGTATTCAATTGGTGGAAGATGGAATGGTTATCTTAAGACACTTTCTGGAGAACCCACAAATGAAGATTATGCTTCAGAAATTGATTGGACAGAAACTGTACCATTTGCATTTATTTCACCTGATGGAAGATGGCATGAGCGTGGCGAAATGGGATGGTGGGCTTGCGTGTCCAATGAAAAAGATAAAGATAGTTGGGAAATAGAATTTAAAAACTTCATTAGCAGTTTAGAAGAAGATGTTGTTGTAACTGCTGTTGACTGTCACATTTAAGTGGCAGTCAAATTGGGATTTGATTAGGAGGAATTAGTATGAAAAGTATTTTAAAAAGTGGAATGATTGTGGAGTTAAGAAGTGGCGTTAAATACCTTGTTGTTGATGGTTATTTAATTGGTTATTTGGGGCACATGTGTTTGAGTAGTTATAATGAGAATTTAACTTATTCAACTGACTATCAAGACGAACATACGTTACAGACAGATAGTGCAATAAATAAGTATTGCTCCAAGTACGATGTTATGAAAATTTGGACACAAAAGCATATGACAAATTTAGCATCAATGTTAGAGAATGAAGAGTTTTCATGGACTGATAGATTTGCAGAGCTGATTTATGATAGGGATAATCAAAACAATGATACAGTTGAAATGACCGTAGAAGAGATTTGTAAGGTATTAGGGAAGAATGTAAAGGTAGTAAAGTAAATCAAATCGGAATTTTGTCCATGAAAGGAGAATGAATATGGATAGCATTATTGATTTAGATGTAAGAGAAGATTATGAAAGAGAAACCGGTAAGCAGTGGAGCGAAACAGAAGAACAGATGGCAGAAATCTGTAGCTTTTATGGTTATGGATTTGCATGGAACAAGAAAGGTAACATTGTAATTAACAATGGTTATTATCAAGACTGGCATCAGAAGTATTACAAGTTCTTCGGTAAGAATATTGAAAGAGAAACAGCAGATGGAGAACTTAGACATTATGAATATGAATCCGCCGAAGCAATGGTTAATGATTGGTTACATATTTGTAAGACAAGCAATGAAGATTATGTAGCAAATGGACAACAGAAACCGTTTAGTTGGTGTTAATCAAACTCGTATTTGATGAAAGGCAGGTAATTATTATGTTAGAAAACGGAATGAAATTTATATTTACTACAACAGATACAGATTTATTACAGTACAACGGAACAGAAGTTGAAATCATCAGACCGTTAACAAACTTGGAATGTGATATTGACGATGTTGGATATATGTACAAGTGCAGATTTAATGATGGAACTGAAAATGATGTTTTCGAAGATGAGTTGAGTATTAGATAGCAACTAAATCAAACTCACATTTGATTAGGAGGTAGAGGATTATGAAAGTAATTTTGATTTACAAAAAGTATCATGATATGGAAATGGGTGAAGCAATGCCTGAAGTTATTAGAGTGAAAGAAAATGAAACATCTGAAGATGCTTTAAGAAAAGCGTGGGAAGATTTTTATAACGATATTATTGCTGATAATTTAAATGGAGAAATAGACGATCCGTTGGATGAAGAAAACTGTTGGTGTGAAGAAGATATTGCTCTTATTACTTGGGCTGATGAAGATACAACAGAATTTTATATTGTAGATGTTGACTAGGAGGTAATTATGAAAGAATATGAATTTGCGGTCACATTTCATTTAACAGAGGGAACCTTTTATGAGGAAGCTGAAAGTGTTGACGAAGCTTATGATAAAGCTTGGGCAACAATTCAAAATGCATTAAAGGAGTTACCAGTAGAAGTAGAGTACGAGGTTGAGTGTGTAAATGATGATGCTTGGGAAGAAGAGGAACCTTGTGAACAGAGATGTGAAACATGCAACCGTTGGGAAAGAGATTATTCTTATAAGAACAAGGGTGTTTGCATGAAATATGCAGGTATCACAAATGGAAATGATGAATGTTCTAGTTGGATACCTTTGGAATAAAATGGACGTTTGATGAAAGGTGGAAATGATTATGTTGTTTAAAACAATTGATGAAGTGCTTAATGCAGGTGATTTTTACTCTATATATGAACAGGATGGGAAAAAACGAATTGCTTTTAGTGGGTATATTTATACCAACGGAGACCCTGGATATAACGAACATGGCGAAGAAGATAAAACTCTGACTTACCGAGTTGTAGAGTATTCCGATGGCATGGACTTTTCATTAGAAGAATATTTAGCTATGAGTGAAGAAGATTTTGATGGTGCATATGATGTTCGAGGTAACGATTATATTGGTGACGTTACAGAAGAAGAGGCGTTTGAAATAGCAAATAATTGGTATGGTAGATTTGTCAAAATCACCAAAATGGAAGATGAATTAACAATGGATACACCGGTTGGATATTATGTGTAACCCAAAGAGACGTTTGAATGGAGGTAAAAAGTATGATCATACAGGTTTCAATGGATATTGAGGTGGAAGATAATTACGATGATACAATAGTAGAGGCATTTGCAGATACAATTGAGAGAACATATGATTATCCGGTATTGGGTGCAACTGTTACTGCATCTTGGAAGGATATAGAACATTATAATAGAAACGAACAGAACTAATATTAAAAGAAAGTGAGGATTTAAATTATGAGAACAAACGAAATTAAGAAAACAGTTGAGCAGGTGGTAAGAGTTGAATATATTGCAGAGGATGGAACAGTATTCCGAAATGAAGAAGAATGTAAGAAATATGAAGAGTCTGCTTTATTTGCAGTAAGCAAGCAGCTTAAAAAGTTGCATACCAATTATCTTAGTGTTTATGCTATGTTAGATGAAGGTTGTGATGATAGTCCAGTTGAGATTTTTGATGTTCAGACAGATCGAGATTTAGAAAATCTTCAAAGATATCTGTACTTAAAAGCAATTAAGAACGGTGCTGGAGAAAAGACCGTGAAAGATAATATCAATACAACGTTTAGTCATGTAACAAGTGGCCACGAAGTAATTATTTGGTGGTGTTATGACGAAGATGCTTTTTATGCATATGAAGATGGAAGTATTGAAGGTTATTTAAATTTCTTAAGAAAGAGATGGACAGGTTTTATTACTCCAAAGACTACTGAAAACTAAATAAAATTAAATTGTTGGGTGATGAATAACATAAAGCACAAATAAAGATAAAAGCGAGGTAGTTAATATGACCGTTAGAGAATGGATTAATGAAGAGAAAAAGAATGTAAAGCTGGAGGCTGTTATTTCTAATTTAGAAAGTCTGATTGAATATGGTAAAGAGTCGTATGAAGGAAAGCTTGATAAAGAGTATGATGGGGCTTATACAGATGAATCTGAAGATCCTTGGATTCAGGATATTATGTGCTGCGAAAAGGCGATTGAGTTATTAAATGATTTAGTAAATCATATTGAAAATTTTGAAGATGATAAAGCAGATGAGGTTTTGAAAACACTTGGCGTAAATAGATAGGAGGTAGATATTATGTATGAATTTGAATGTAATATAGATGAATCTTATAAAGATATTGAAACCGACGAGTGGGGCGCAGCATTTGTTTGGCTGAACGACATTGGTGTTGAGTATAACTTCTGTATTGACTCCGGTGAAAATTGTTGCGCAATATACAAAACAGAAATTAATCCTGAAACCGATCACATGGAAACCGATTACAACTCATTTGTTCATTATGAAATTGATTTTGACAAGGCCGACTGGCAGGACAAGCTGAAGGCCGCGATGTGTGATACATTGGAAGAGTTACATAATCTTGACACAGTATGGGTTACTGTTTACAAAGATACAATTAAGGAACATGATGACGATAGTAATCTGACTGATATTGAGGTAACAGTAGATTTTACCAGGCAGTATTTTGATGAGTGTGTTAAAGATTCCGATTGTGAATGGAAGACATATGAGGATTTTATGGGTAACTATACGGCAGATGATACGGAAGATTTCTATGAATATGCTAACAAGTATAATGCAATTTTAGATATGGAATAGGAGATGATTAGATGGAAATTAAATGGTTCTTAATGGAAAAAGAATTTGAAGATTATAAGAAACATCAGCATGAGTACACTGATGAAGATGGTGAAGCTGAATACATAGGATCTGCAAGAGTTGGCAATCTTTGCTTTGATATCTTGAATTGGGGAAACAGATTGTGGTTTGATTTATATGTTGGCGGTGTTGATAGTGGATATGGGTATAGTTATAAAAAGAATTATGAAGAATATCCATACGATTATGCTGATTCATGCAGCTTCTGCTGGGATAAGCCGGTACAGAATATGAGTATTGATGATTTCATGAAGGAACTTGGAGAGTATATAGAAAATCATATCAATGCATGTAAGGAATATACAACAGATTTTAAGGCAATTCACGTAGATCTTATTGAAAAAGCAAATGAAGAATTTAAGTTTTGGTAGGAGGTTGAGATTATGTCGAATCAAAATATTGAAAAGAAAACATATGATGTAAAACTTTTAATGAGTGATGAATATTTTATTGAGGCAAGCAGTCCAGAAGAAGCGGAGAAGATCGCACGAGATAAGTTTGGATGTAATTATTTTATTGATGAAGTAATTGTTACAGAAAGATAAATAGGAGGTATGTATGTGTAGTTACAAGCAGATTGATTGGCGAAATGCAGAAAAGATTTTACGGAAGAATGGTTATCAGTGGGATAAGAACAGAAAGACAGCAAGTTCCCATAGGCATTATGTTAATAGTAATGGTGATAGAGTTATCATTAACACTAATGGTAAGTTAAACCCGATGGTTTGGCGTAGATTGTGCAAGGAACACAATTTAGTGTAAATAAAATACGGATTTGCTTTCCAGAAAAATATGGAAATAGCTCGAAAAATGTGATATGATGAGAGGTGGTAAATATGAGTATTAGAGATTTATTAGACCAGGGAATTAGAATTCAAGGTGGGTATCAAATTAAGGAGTATGATGATATTATTGAAGAATATCAAATTCATGCCGAAGGTGATGAATTCGAAGAAGCGAACCATTCTGATATTGAAGATATTTTAGACATGGAAATTACATATATATATGCTATGCCTAAAGATACTGGATATGGTGTTAAAATTGTTATTGAGGTTGAATAAAAGATTAATTTGGTAGAGGTGAATGATATGGATAAATACATAGAGATTTCAGAAGAAGAAGCAAAAGAATTATATTGCAATGGTGATAAGGTGTATATTACCAACAGAATGAAAACAATGTGGAAGATGCCAGCGACTTATGAATTTAATAGTTTGGTTCCGGCAGAACAGTTGTTTTACAGATTGCTTTCTAGTGGCGGTGACGAAACAAAGTTTTACAAATTAGTAAAAGTAAGATAATACGCAAGTTAGTACGTAAGTTGGAGGTAGTAATGAAAGACAAATCAAACGAAGAATTATTGAATGAATTAGAAAAGGCTTTAATCTGGATGAGTATTAAAACAGAACAGAATAAACTCGATGAAGTTGATAAATTACAGATTAAGGTAGATAAATTGAAGACAGAAATTCTTAGTAGAATGAAATAGAAGAATGGTTTGATTAGGAGGTATATGATATGAATAATATTTTTAAAAAGGCAATGGAAGTAGGTTATTACTTTGATATGGAATTAAATGAGAGAGATGATGACAGAGTTAGTGAATGGACTGGCAGTGAAGATTGTGCAACATTTGCTAAAATCATAGTTGATTACGCAGAAGATAATGGTTGTGATATTAATTTTGCATTCTATGAAATTATGGATGAAACAGTAGATGGAATTTGTGATGAAACTATTTCTGTCAGCGATCATATGTGGGACGATTATTGTAAGGGATTTTTAGCTGGAGAAATTCTTGGCTATCCTACACCGGAAACTATGGAGAAAGTTAAAGAAGCAGAGAAGTTGTGGAAAAATGATTCTTATGGATACTATCAAGAGGTATTAAACGAGGTAAGATAGAAGGCTGATTTCCTTCACTTTTAATTTTATGAAAGGAGTTTGTATTGTTAGGAGAAATAAATTACAATAGATATGGTACGCCAATGAAAATTATCCGTTATGGAAGTAGTTCTGATATTGATGTTATGTTCATGGATGATCATAATTATGTCGTAAGACATGCAGTATATCAGAATTTTAAAAAGGGCAATATGAAAAATCCATATGATAAGTCTGTATACGGGATCGGGTATTTAGGCGTAGGAAAACACCAAACAAAGATTAATAATAAAAGAGTGCGTACATATAATGCATGGCACGATATGATTGGCAGATGCTACGAAGAAGGACGTTCAGACATTTACGAAGCTTATTATGATGTTTGTACCGTTTGTGAAGATTGGAAATGTTATCAGACATTTGCTGATTGGTTTGATGCAAATAAGTATGAATGCGAAGGCAGATTGCATTTGGACAAGGATATTCTTTATCCGGGAAATAAAATCTATTCTCCATACACTTGTTTATTAGTTCCTCAGAGAATTAATATGCTCTTTACCAATAAAGAGAATAAAAGAGGATTGCCGAATGGAGTTATGCAGGTGGGAGATGGATATTCTTCGAGATACAATCTTGTAGAACTTGGTATATTTGATTCTTTAGAAGGTGCATACTCAGCATATGCTAATGCAAAAGAGAATCATATTAAGCAAGTAGCTGAAGAATACAAAGATATGATACCAGAACATGTTTATGAAGCTATGCTTAGATACAAAGTAGATATTAGAAATGATAAGAATTTGATGGCAGCATAGTCTACCAAATTCTAGTGTTATTGACTTTTATGAAAGGAGTAAGTATTGAACGAAAGATTATATGAAATAAATAGAAACACAAGAGGAACGCCAATGAGAATTATTAGATATGAAAATAGTGCAGATATTGATGTTGAATTTTTAGACGAATTCCATTACATCAAAGAGCATCAAACATATCAAAACTTTAAAAGAGGCGTAGTAAAAAATCCTTATGATAGGATTGTACATGGTGTTGGTTATATTGGTCTTGGAGATCATCCAACAAAAGTAGATGATAAAACATCAAGGACATATAATATATGGCATGAAATTATTGCTCGTTGCTATGGCGAAAAGGAAAAAGAAAAATATCCAGCATACTATGGAACTTCAACCGTATGTAGTGAATGGCAATGTTTTCACACTTTTGCAGATTGGTATGAAGCTCATAAATATGATGTTAATGAGAGACTTCATGTAGATAAAGACATTCTGTATCCTGGTAACAAAGTATATGCTCCTAATAGGTGCTTAGTAATACCACAAAGAATTAGTATGATTTTCATGAACAAATCAAACAACAGAGGATTACCAAATGGTATTGTTCAGCAAGGGAATGGCTATTTGGCAAAATACAACACAAGGGAGCTTGGTGTTTATGATACAGTTATGGATGCTTATGAAGTATATGCCCAAGCAAAAGAAGAGTACATAAAGCAAGTTGCAGATGAATATAAGGAAATAATTCCTGAGCAAGTGTATAATGCATTATACAAGTATAAAGTTGATATTAGAAATGATAAAAATTATAATGCAGCGTAGCCAATAAAAGTGAAATTTGATTCAACAGGAAGTTGTTTGTAAACTGGTTTACAAACAAGTTTATCGTATGTGAATAAAAGTATTCTTTGATCACCGAGAGACATTAGAGAAATCTGATGTCTCTTTTTTATGCGCAAATTTAAGAAAAGAGGTAGAGGAAAATGGGATTAGAACCTAAGAAAATTAAGAATGTTAGCACAGAAACAATTATGGGTAGAGTACAGAAGATGGTTGAATTACGTAAAGAGTATGAAAAAGATATTGAAAATGTACATGTTAAATTACAGCAAGGTAATTCTAAAACCGGAAAAAATGTTTATACAGTAAGTTTAATTCCTATCGCAGATTGTGGCCATAATTGCAAAGAATGCAAAAAAGAATGTTATGATGTAATCAATGTATGTTTCCAGCCAGCAGTACAGAATGATCGTGCAAGAAACTCTGCGGTTCATCGGTTGGATATTAGTAGATTTTGGGAAGAAGTAAATTGTGGAATTAAATATCATTGTGTTCAAGCATTAAGATTGAACGTTGGTGGAGATATCACAGCAGAAGATTTACCTTTCATTAACAAGGTGGCAAGGGAAAATCCGAAATGTGATATCTTATTTTTTACTAAAACTTATGAAGCAGTTAATGATTTCTTAGATACAAATAAGTTTGAACCTAATGTTCATTGTATTATGAGTGCTTGGAAAAATACACCGATGGAAAATAGACATAATCTTCCTACAAGTCATGTGTTGTATACAGACGGTTTTACTACGGCACCTGATTATGGTAGCTATTACTGCAAGGGTAATTGTGCTCATTGTCATTATAACGAGGAAGGCTGTTTTAAGCTGAAGGAACATGAATCTGTTATTTTCCCTGCACATTAAAATTATAGTTGACATTTGTTGGTAAACTAGATATAATTAAATGAAAGGAGTGTTGCTACTTTGATGCAAGATAATTTTGTTTATAAGGAGGATAATTTAATAAATGTGGGGACTATTTGTGATTATTATTTTTTTGATCGGGGCATTTGTTCATTCATGTAAGAATGGTATAGAAGACAATAGAAGTAAACAAAATGCAAAGAACGCAAATCAAAAATATTATTTAGATTGGCATGGAAAACAACGTCGCATTGATAACAATCATAGAATTTTAGAACATGTAACAGACTATCGAACTGGAGATAAAGTTGATTTAGACATGAAGACAAACGAAATTCTCCGGAACTATAGTCAAGAAGAACGATTGAAGCGACAACAGGAAGAGCTAAGTTGGGCTGAAGATAATAAAAAGGAAAAGGAAAAAGCCATTAAAGAAGGCAGGTATGCTTATTCTTCAAAAGAAAAAAGAAAAGATCCGACAATTGGTATTCTTCCATGGGAATACTTTCAAAGAAGAGTAAGTGATAATTTGCTGCTTGAAGTTGATAAAAACGTTATAGACTATAGTGTACCTCGCAATGATATTAGACATAATAGAAGTGTATATGTAGATGCGAAATATAAATTTCGGCTATATGAATGCGGTATAGATGCAAGAAAGAATTTAAAGTATTTAGAAGCTGATGATAAATATAATCGTTGGCGTTGTGATTATCTTGCCAATGAAGGGAATAGTGGAATGACAAAAGATGAATTGTTCCAGTATGCAAAGAATATTGGCGCAATATTTGTAAAAGGTGGAAGATGTTGATGAATAAAGAAAGAAGAAAACAAATAGAAGAAGTTATATCTAAATTTGACAAAATAAGAGACCAATTACAACAAATCTTAGATGATGAGCAGACATATTTTGATTGTATCCCTGAGAACTTACAGAATTCTGAAAGGGCTTATAATTCTGAAAGTGCAATTAATAATATGGAAGATGTTATTGAAAAAACAGATGATATACTTGAATTATTAAACGAAATTGTTTAATATTAATTGACAAGGAGGGAAAGTAAGATGAACGGGAATGAAATTGTTGAAAGAAAAAAGAATGAGAAAATTAATAATCTAATAAACAAAAACACTGATAAGCCATATTTGATTGGTTTTAAGAATTTTATGGGTACTCGTACATCCTTAAATACGAAATACGATTACATCCGTTTTGTTGTTAAGTTCATGGATTGGAATAAAAAAGATGTTTCCGATGTCAATCTTGATGATTATACTTCCTTCCTGAATAATTACGAAAACAACGTTGTCTCTTATCAGATTGCCATGTATTCTGCATTGAAAAAATTCTCTGAATATTTGTATGCTAGTGAAAAAAATAAATCGAACCCAATGGCACATGTACAACGACCACAGTTTAAAGAAAGTACTGAAACTATTGAAAAGAGAAACAAAGGCTGGATGGACACTAAAGAAATTAAAAAGTACATTGCTGCGGTTGAAAAGGGAAGCGGGTCAGAAAGATCTAAAAACAGACAAAAGGAATGGAAAGAGCGAGATTTGCTTATTGTTTTATTGTTTCTTAATACTGGAATTAGATGTACTGCGTTATGCAAATTAGATTTAGAAAATATTGATTTTAAAAATCAAAAATTATTAGTAATTGATAAAGGCGACCACATTAAAACCTTCGATTTGTCTGATGAATTAATGGTTTATATTTATGAATGGCTTGAAAAAAGAGATATCCTTTTAAAAGGAAAACAAGAAAGCGCATTATTTATAGCTAATCGAAGAGAAAGAATGTGTTCCGGTGCCGTTGCTAAAGTTGTAAAAAAATATGCAGAAGGCATTAAGGGTAAGAACATTACTCCTCATAAACTTAGAGCTAGTTATGGAACAGCGTTATATGATAGTACAAAAGATGTATATTTTGTACAAAAAATGATGGGACATAGTAGCCCAAAAGTAACTGAGAATTATATTCGAGGCCAAGAAGATGTTAACAGCCAAAAGGCGGCAAATATTATGTCAAAAATTACAATAAGAAAATCATAATATATTTTTGTTTAAACTAACACTAGACAAAATTAAAAGTATATGGTAATATTAAACAAGAGAAGGAGGTTCTGCGTTATGAAGAAAGATAGAGAAGTATTAGAAAAGTATTTGTTACATGAATGTGAAAAGATTGCATTAAATGCAAAGAAAACAAGCGAAGTTGTTGATTACATGTATGAGAAGTACGAAATTCCGACTGGCACAGCAACAGATATGATTGCTAGAGCTAAACTTGCAGAGCAGACCGAATATGTTTTATTTTGTTTACTAGACGGAATTATACAAATTACTAATGATAAGAATGTCTTGGAGAGTTTCTTTACTGAAATTGAAATTGAAAATTTTTCAAAGATGAAGCTTCCAAAGGATGAAATAAAATTTCCTCTTGTTATCCCATGTATTCAGGTAGCTGATGATCAATGGATTGGTGCTACGGATACAAATTTCTTTATGGACTTAAGAAGAGCGCAGATGATAAATTACAATATCAATGCTCAGAGAGCGTTAACACGAGTAATGACACGAAATGGTGAACAATGGAAAATTACTCAAAATGAAAAGACAATTACGGGAATTAGAAAAAGCTTACAGAAAGAAGAGTATATTCCTACAGCTATTACATTAAATATTCCTCCGGAAGAATTTGATTTTTATTATGACAAAGAACAACGCGCACTTGTAATAGGTTCGTTAAAGTATTTTGATATTTCTGATGGTTATCACAGATACGTGTCTATGTGTCGTGAAAAAGATATGAATCCAGATGTAAACTATCCATGGGAGTTACGAATTGTAAAATTCTCTGAGGACAAAGCGAAATACTTTGTTTATCAAGAATCCCAGAAGACAGAAATGAAGAAAATTGATGAAAAGGCGATGTATTCTTATGGTGTAGCAAATAGAGTTGCCCAAGATTTAAATAAGGATACATCTTTTAGACTTTTTGGAGAAATCAATAATACCGGCGGTAAGTTATCTAGATCAGAATTTATTAAGGTGTTAGATTATTTCTTCTGTCAAGGCTCCGAAGGAACAAATGAAAATCAATTGTACTTTGAAGTAATGCAGAAAGTTAAAAATAAGTTTAACTCTTTAATTATGTCAAATATTGATTATGGAATGAAAAAGTATTCTTATGTAGATATGTTGATTACATTATATGTATTTTCTCGTATTGATGATGCAAATAAATTTGAGAAATATATATCCGGTATAACTACTAGAATTGATAGAATTAATAAAGCAAAGTTACAGCCAGCTAAGAAACTTGGTAAAACATTAACTAACGATTTAGATAAATTGTTTGAGGAGGTACAATAATATGGCTGAAATGTATAATAATGATATAAAATCGAGATATATAGAATTTAAAATAGACTCTACAATTATGGCAAATGGTTATTTAGAACGACTGTTTAGTAAAACAGAAAAGTTTGAAACTGAATTAGGGAAAGATGTAAGTAGTTTTACGTATTATGAAATCGTGAATATGTATAAAACATGGAATGAATCTTCCTATGAAGTATTACAGGTTAGTAATAGTCATTTATCATTATACACTCAATGGTGTTTGGAACAGAATTTAGTAGCAGATGCACAGAATCATTTTATAGAAATTAATAAAGACATTTTTATGTCTTGTATAAACAATATAGTGAACGATAAGAAAATTGTTACCAGAGAACAAGTGCTTGCTTGGGCTAGACAGCTTAATAATCCAAGTGACGGATTTATGTTTTTGGCTTTATTTGAGGGAATTAAAGGAGAACAATATAAGGAATTGACAAATTTAAAACTCTCAGATTTTCATGATGGCAAAGTTACTTTATGTACTGGCAGAACAATTCAAGTAAGTGAAGAGTTATATAACCTTGCTATACAGTCTGATGAAGAATTATTTTATTATCCTTATGGAGACACAAAACCTCCGATAAATTTACAAAAAGAAGATTTAATAATAAAGAATTATCCAAATACACTTCGTAGTGATGATGAATATCGTGCAGGCCGGAGATTATATAATCGAATTGTACGATGTGCGTCAGCTATTGGAATTTCTGATTATATAAAAGGAAATGCTTTTTATGAAAGTGGAAGAATTGCTTTTATTAAGAAGAGGAGTGAAGAACTTGGTATAAGTTGCAAAGAATTTATTTTCGAACATACAAAAGAGATTACGCAGCAATTTGGATGTAGGATTCCAAGTAAAGGTGCGTTCTATGAAAAATATGAAAAATACCTGGCATAATAGCTAGGTATTTTTCTCAATTAATTTTCAAGTAGTGAAAAATGTATGTCAGTTTGGTGAAAAATAGCAGTAACTAGATGAAATTAAATAAAATAGTTGACAAAAAGGGAATAATATTTTACAATGAGTATGAATAATAATAATGGAGGTATAGAAGAAATGCAGCAGTTTATTAACATGATTATGAATGCGGTAGAGGGAGAAAATCAGATTAGTGTATGTCAAGAGAATAACAGTAGTGTATCAGTTTATTCTTTTATACCGTATGAGTACAATTTTGATGAAAAAATTTATATTGAGGGAGAGGGTTGTATCTTAAACATCCGGGAAATTGACGGAATTGAGATTTTTTACGATGAAATTGAGAACGAATATCAGATTCATCTAAAGAACGAAAACATTTATATTACAAAGCTTTAAAACTAGATATAATTAAAATGGAAGTATCTGAAAAAGATAACGAAACAAACTACATACAAATTTTCAATGAGTGAAAAAACTTTTCAGCTATGTGAAAAAAACTTTTGCATAGCTGAAAAATTGCAAGAAAGGGAAAAGATTATGAATGAAAAAATCAATGAAATGAAGCGGTTAGTGGAGCAGTTAAATATTTACCGGGACGAGTATTATAATAAATCTAATCCGAGTGTAAGCGATCAGGAATATGACAGATTGTTTGATAGACTGGTAGAGTTGGAAAAAGAAACCGGTGTTTACATGAGTAATAGTCCAACGCAAACTGTTGGTTATGAAGTAAAGTCTGAACTGAATAAAATTAAACATAATCATCCGATGTTATCACTTGATAAGACAAAGAGTGTAGATGATATTGTTAATTTCTTTAAAAACCATGATGGAATAGCGATGTTAAAGATGGATGGCCTAACCTGCTCACTCCAATATAATGGAGATTTGATTGGCGCAGAGACACGCGGGACGGGTGAAATTGGTGAGGATATTCTGCATAATGCCAAGGTAGTTACCAATATTCCTTTGAGAGTTTCTTATGATGACTTGATTGTGGACGGAGAAATGATTATTGACTATCCAACTTTTGAGAAAATTAACGCATGTTTACCGGCAGATGAAAAATATAAGAACCCACGTAACTTAGCAAGCGGCTCAATTCGCCAGCTCGATAGTAAGATTGCAAAGCAGAGAGGTCTTAAGTTTGTCGCATGGAAAGTTATTAAGGGAATGGAAGATAATGATTTCTGCACAAGACTATTCAAGTTAAACGCTCTTGGATTTGAAGTGGTTCCTTATCTCAAGGTGGGAAAAGGTTCTTCCAGAGATGAGATTCAGAATATTATCAATGATTTGGTAAGAGCTGCTGAAGGAAAGGGATATCCAATAGATGGAGTCGTTTTCGGATACTCGGATGTGGCCTATGGAGAGTCTTTGGGAATGACGGGGCATCACGTAAGATCCCAGATAGCATTTAAGTTTAAGGATGATGTTTATGAAACTACTTTAAAGGAAATCCAGTGGAGCATGGGTAAAACAGGTTGTCTTTGTCCGGTAGCGATTTTCAATCCGGTTGAAATTGAAGGCACAACTGTAGAAAGAGCTTCCGTGCACAACTGGAGTCTTTGTCAGGAACTTGAATTAGGTATTGGAGATACAATTACTGTATATAAGGCAAATATGATAATTCCACAAATTGCAGATAATCTTACAAGAAGTAATACAATTACATTTCCAGATGTATGTCCGATTTGTGGTGGATTAACCAAGATTGTAAAGGACAATGATACTAAAGTTCTGATGTGCAGCAACGAAGACTGTCAGGGTAAGTTGCTTGGTAAGTTGTGTAATGCGGTAAGTAAGAATGCACTGGATATCGACGGACTCTCGGAAGCAACACTTGAATATATGATTGAAGAGCTAGAAGTGAAGTCCATTAAGGATTTGTATAGGATTCCATTCTATAAAGAAGTATACCAGAAATGGGTTGCAACTCCGGGCTTTGGGAAAAAGTCTGTTGATAAAATAAGAGAAGCAATTGAAAAGTCTAGAACAACTACGGCCGAGCGTTTCATTTGCGCACAATCCATTCCACTTATTGGCCGTACAGTAAGTAAAGATATTGCAAAGTTCTGTAACGGAGATATTGAAAAGTTCTGTGAAATTATGAGTACCGGTAAGGCAAAGCAGTTTACCAAGATTGAAGGTTTTGGTCAGGCAATGTATGAATCATTAGTTAGTTGGATGAACAAACATTGGATTGAATTCCTAGCACTGAAGCAGGAATTTAATTTTATTGTTGAAACTACGCATAATAAAAATAATGGTAAGAGTTTAAATAATGCCACTTTCTGCATTACCGGTTCATTAGAAAGATTTAAGAACCGTGA